ATGATTAAACTCGAAATAAATAATGCTGAATATATTGCTCAGTCAGAAGAGGCTCGTTTATCTGCAGATAACCCTTATGGCTATCTGTTTATGGATATTATCTTTTCAGATCCAAAGTTTGATGAGAATGCGTTTGAAATGAAGGATGTTAGACGGGAACCAATGAGGACGTATATGACTGAGGATGCAGCTAAAGAGTTACTAAAGCAGTTCAGTGAACATTACAATCGTAGGAATACGTGCATATAACATTATTGTATCATTACATCCATTGCTATCACTACTATATTAAAATAAAATAAATATATTAATAATATAAATGGAAAAATATCATGAATAATTTTGTTATAAGTTTATCCCAAAACAACGAAAAACGTAGAAATCACATCGTAGAACAGTTTTCAAAAAAATCAATACCTTTTGAATTTTTCGATGCTATTGATAAAACAAAAATACATATTGCCAATGATTTGGGGGTTTCTTTTGATAACCCTAATCTTTCATTAGGTGAAAAAGGATGTATATTAAGCCATGTAATGTTGTGGAAAAAAGTAATTGATGAAAACTTACCAATGGCAACTATTTTTGAAGATGATATATATCTTTCAAAAGAAGCTGAAAATTACTTAAAAAATTATGACTGGATTAATCCTGACTGGCACGTTATTAAAATTGAGCGTGCTGATGAAAAAGTAAAAACAGCAATATCACCAGTTAAAACATTTAATAAGCATGAAGGAATATTCAAGTTAAGAGGGGAACACCTCGGTGCAGGAGGATATATAATCACTAATAAAGGTGCAAAATATCTGTTTGAAAAAATAACATCATCACCATTTAAAGATCCTATTGATTATGAAATCTTTAACAATTTCATCTATGATAAAAATTACTTTATTTGCCAATTCATTCCTGCTTTATGCATGCAAGACTACACCATAAATAAATGCCATGATAAATTTCCAAGTTCACTAGAAAATGAACGTATTCATAAAGAAAAAATAATTACAAAAAATAGTAGCAATAAACTGATTAGAGAAATGTCTAGAGTAAAAAAACAACTTATTAATCTTGTATTAAAAAAACAAAAAGAAAGGAAACTACCATTCAATATGTAATAACTTTATAGGCCTACATTAATAGGGCTATAACATCAAATCAATATCCAATAGCTATATAACTAAAATTCAAAAGGCGGATTCGACTGATAAGTGCAATTTTTCAGAAAGGCGGTCAGTTGCTATAGTAAGCATCTTTCTCGCCAAAGGAAAATGCACTATGACCTATACACAACTGACCGAAACAGAAAGATACCCGATTTCCAGTTTAAAAAAAGCGGGTTTTTCACAGCGTTTCATTGCTGAGTCACTTGAGCGAAGTCCGTCGACCATCAGCAGAGAATTGAAGAGAAATCAGGAAGCCCTGACATACTGCCCAGAACAAGCTCATTTGAAGGGATTGTCTCGTCGTCATTTTGCTAAAAAAGCCGTAAAAATAACGCCGGAAGTAAAAAAATGGATAAAACGGTTAATTTGGAAAGATTTAAGTCCTGAACAGGTGGCTGATTATTTGAAGCAACATAAAGGGATATTTTTGCATCATGAGACGATTTACAGGCTGATTTATCAAGATAAAATAGAAGGGGGTGATTTATGGCAACATCTGCGAATTGCCCAAAAACCCTATCGTAAACGCTATGGTCGCTATGAAAAAAGAGGCAAAATTAAAAATCGGGTCAGCATTGATGATCGCCCGGAATTTGTTGATAAAAAAGAACGTATTGGTGACTGGGAAGGTGATACGATAATGGGGAAAGAGAAAAAAGTGTCTTATTAACCCTGGTTGACCGTAAAACGCTGTATACAATTATTGTTAAACTGGATAGCAAGCGGGCATCAGAAGTGACGAAAGCGGCGGTGAAAGTATTATATCCGTTAAAACAAAGAGTTAAAACCATCACCTTCGATAACGGTTTGGAGTTCGCAGATCATGAAACCATAAGTAAAAAATTAGAAACTGAAATTTATTTTGCCCATCCTTACTCGCCTTGGGAGAGAGGGATCAATGAGAATATCAATGGGTTAATCAGACAATACTTTCCAAAGGGAACTGATTTTAATAAAGTCTCTGATCAGGAAATAAACTTTGTGGTAAACCGATTAAATCATCGTCCCCGAAAAACACGGGGTGGGAAAACCCCGAATGAATTATTTAAGGGTATACGAACATGTTTACTTCCAGATTAACGATGTTGCACTTATTATGTGAATCTACCTTACCTGTAATATTTTGCATCGTGTCTATTTGTGTCGATAATATAGAGCGATTCGTATCAACTCCACGACTACTATCCCAACCACGGATAAACTCACCGCGCAAATCGGGTAATACGCCTGATGAATATGCTGCCACTAATTGCGGAAATTTCGACTTATCAAAGGCCGCACCGTTACATTGCAGCCATCCAGTTGGCGGTATGGCAGTTGGCCAGGGAATAGGAACACCTACAGGAATATTATTGACTGTATTAATCAAATCATTAACTTCTGCCTTGGTATATGCACCTACATTACCAGCTGGGATATTAATATTTGCCGTACCATCAAAGGCAACTCCGGCAATCGTTCTGGCTGTAGCCAATTTGTTAGCTGCTATAACAGCGCCATCAGAAGGCAATGCCCCTACATCCACTGCACTCAGATTAATATCTGTACTTAATTCTTTCCCATTCACCTTCCGGGTATTAGGTACTCTATTATTAAGATCTTCACGCAATGAATTTATTATTTCCTGAACCAGCTTTTGTGTAACCGCCAATGTGTCGCTATTACCAATCACATTTGTAAGCTGAACAACGCCTTTTTGGGTTAACGAGGCATCGGGAACTTTTGTTGTAGTTTTTTGTTCTAAAGCTCTATTTAATTGTGCGGTGAGTTTAGCTATATCCCCATCATCGAGAACATCCTCGCCAGATTGTGTCGCAATAAAATCAGCCAAGACAGATGATATGGTTGATGATTGACGTAGTACCTTATTTAACACATGAGTGGTAACATTATCTGGAGGAAATCCTGTTTTTAAACTTTGTTCTTCTTCATATCTTCCCTGACTCACCACATTAGCATTATTACCAATAGAAAAAGCCTTAAAATCATTCTTTGTACTCATATATCTTCCTTAAATTAAATGATATTATAATCAATATATTGAATTATTGTAAAAATAATTTCTAATTCACACCAATCAAAGTCTAGTTCAGAAAAATAATAATGCGATGTTCTTATTGCTTATAAGGTTAATTGTTTTTGTATAATTAGCAGCAATAAATAGCTTAATATTTTAGAGTCAAAAATATAACTCCAATTTTATATTTAGCATCTTAGCCCTAACATCTAAGCGGCAACATTCAGTGATATCACACAGCTTTACGGTTTGGATGTTTAATGCAGATTTTGTACTATTTATATTTACAGTCATGACATATCTGAGGTCGAAAATTAAAATCCTTTTATGCCGACAAAATTTCTATGGAAAAAACCAACTATGTAGAGTTGGTTTTTTATGTCTGGTGTTTAGATCTGTTAAAAATCCGATTTAAAACCTGGCATTTACTGCCATTAATAAATCATCTCCCCTCATCTAAAAATATAAAATTATACCCGTCATCTTTCAAGTTGCCTCTTTGTTGGCTGCACTCACTCACCCCGGTCACATAGTTAGCTATGCTCCCGGGGATTCGCTCTCTGGCCGTCGCGATGCATCTTGAAATCCATAGGGTATATCTAATTAACTAGAATGAAGCTGGTTTTATTATCCAAGTACCCTTACCTATTCAATATCGGGAACCTGTGAAGTATCTACACCAGTGAGTAATACCCGATATTTCTTCCATCCCAACACAACCGGGTCATATTCTAAAGAGTATTTTTAGCCATTATGCAGCCCTTACTATGTAATTAAATGCGATGTTTCGTGGTCTTGATACGCCGATAAAACTGTAACCCGCTGACCAGTCTGTCTGAGTTCCATAATGTACCGCTTTTACCGAAATATTTTTATTTTGGGGAATATCCCACTGCAATTTTGAAAGCTCATTGCGTGAAAAAGCAATAATAAAATTATTCGCCCGATCAACATTCTGTACTAAATAAGCCCCTTCCTGCCACGACAATATTGGACGAAATGGATCAACATTTCGACCACTGTCCCAACCTCGGATAAATTCGCCCCTTAGATCAGGCAATTTACCGTCAGGATAAGCTTCTGCTAACTTTGGGTACTGTAATTTATTGAAAAATGCCCCGTTACAAACGAGATGATCTGTAGGCGGATAGGGCAATGGCCACGGAATAGGAGAACCGACAGGAACCTCACTGACTGTTTTAATCCGATTATCTATCTCTTCGAGGGTATATTCACGTAATGAATTTACTATTTCTTGAACAAGTTTTTGTGTCACTGCCAATGTATCACTATTACCGATCGCATCTGTAAGCTGGACAACACCTTTTTGTGTTAATGAAGCACTGGGAATATCTGTTGCAATTTTTTGTTCTAACGCTTTATTTAATTGAGCCGTGATTTTAGCTATATTCCCATCATCAAGAACATCATTACCCGATCGTGTTGCGATAAAATCAGCTACAACCGACGATATTGTTGACGATTGGCGTAATACCTTATTTAATACATGAGTAGAAATACTCTCTGGTGTAAATCCAGTTTGCAAACTCTGATCTTCTTCATATTCTTCTTGACTGACTATATTCGCATTATCACTAATAGAAAAAGCTTTAAAATCATTTTGGGGATTCATATAATTTCCTTAAATTAAATAATACCATTTCATAATTAGTCTATTTGAATTATTGTAAAAATAATCCCATCTGCAACTCATGCCAATCAAAGTATAGTTCATAAAAATAATAATGCAGTGTTCTTATTGCTTATAATGCTAACTATTTTTGTATAATTTCCAGCAATATATAATTCAATATTTTGAAATAGAAAATATATTCACAAATACATATTTAACATATTAAAACTATTTCCCTCTTATTTTTTCCATCTCTTCTTATCTCTATTTATGAAAAATAAAATATGAACTGAAAAAAAATTAGACAAAGAAAATAAATCGGACTAATTATTTTCCTACTCAAGTTATTCATGTTTCAAAGCCAATAATTCAGTTAGAAAAACCAACCTATTATGGTTGGTTTTTTATAAGCCAATTAGACCCACTTTTTCTTTACTTCGGGTTTAAAGAATATTGCTATTCTGCCATTATGCTGCTCTTACTATGTAATTAAATGCGATGTTACGGGGGCGATTTTCATTTGCAGTCGGCACAACGCGAGACGCATCAAACGATAATTCTGCAAGTCGATCACGTGCACCTGCACTACTCATTGGCCCTTTAGACATTACAACGTAATCTCCGTATTCGCCTGATGTTGAAAATGCTCCAGACCTATCATTATTACCTGAAAATATTCTCCCGTTGGCTCTATCCGAGCGTCCTTTTACGAATGCCGTGATATTTCTAATGGCGTCCCCCTGCAACGATAAAATCTCACGACCATTATCCACACCACGTTTCCCACTCCAGCCTCGAATAAACTCCCCACGCAAATCAGGTAATTTTCCTGTGGGATATGCTGCCGCTAGTTGTGGGTAAGCTGCTTTATCAAACTCGGCTCCGTTACATTGTAACCACCCGGCTGGCGGTATGGCAGTAGGCCAAGGAATAGGAGAACCCACAGGTATATTAATTTCCTCACGCAATGAATCGACTGTTTTTTGAACAAGACTTTGCGTAACAGCCAATGTATCACTATTACCAAGCACATCTGTTAGCTGAACAACACCTTTTTGTGTTAATGAGGCATCTGGAAATTCTGTTATTAATGCCCTACTTAATTGAGTGGTTAACTTAGCTATATCACCATCATCCAAAACATCATCACCAGTTCGTGTCGCGATAAAATTAGCTACCACTGACGCTATGGTTGACGATTGACGCAGCACCTTATTTAACAAATGAGTGGGAACATCATTTGGTGGAAATCCAGTCTGCAAACCCTGACTTCCTTCATATCTATACTGACTCAATACATTCGCATTATCACTAATAGAGAAAGCCTTAAAATCATTCTTAATACCCATATAAAATCCTTAAATTAAATAATACTATTCCATAATCAATCTATTTGAATTATTATAAAAATAATCCCATCTGCAACTCATGCCAATCAAAGTATAGTTCATAAAAATAATAATGCAGTGTTCTTATTGCTTATAACGCTAACTATTTTTGTATAATTGCCAGCAATATATAATTCAACATTTTGAAATAGAAAATATATTCATAAATATACATTTAACATATTAAAACTATCTTTCTCTTATTCTTCCCATCTCTTCTTATCTCTATTTATGAGAAATTCACATATGAACCATGTTTGTCCCACCAAACACTAATTTTTAGATTACATATATACCCTTCATCTTTCAAGTTGCTGCTTTGTTGGCGGCTTTCACTCACCCCAGTCACAGAGTTATCTATGCTCCTGGGGATTCGTTCACTTGCCGCCGCGCTGCAACTCGAAATCTATTGGGTATATATTATATCCTTTGATTTTTCATGAAATAGGAAACGGTTTAACAAATTCATTTCAGATTACCAACGCAATTGTCATAGAGTGTCGGAACATAGGTTAATATCCTATTATGTCGACCAAACTTCCCTAGAAAAACCAACCTATTAGAGTTGGTTTTTCTATAGCTGAAATTTGCCTGAGGAAAAACCCAACTTCAAATCTGGCATTTATAACCACTTACAGACTATTATTTCTTACCTAAAAATATAAAACTGTTTAATTATTCCTGTTCTTACTTCGGCATCTCCGGCCACTCAATATCAGGCGCTTGTGAAATATCTACCCTACTTAGTAATATCCGGTATTTTTTCCATTCAAGTAAAGCGGCTGCTTCTACTTCTGTGGCAACTTCCAAGTCAACAGAGTCTTGTAGCAATGACAGTATTTCATTTGCTTGCCGAAACAGTTCTGCTTGCTTTTGTTTAACTTCTGCAATCTGATGGGATTTAAGCAGGTCTTTATCAACTACCCATTCTTTACCATCCCACTGATCATAATCAGTAGCAGGTTTCTTGAATGTCAGTGTTTCTGGTAATTCACCGAGTTCTGTGATTTCTTGCTGTACACGAGTTTGCTTATCGTAAGCAATTTTCCCGCGATAATCTGGCACAATTTCCCAATGACTTCCGTCCTCACTGCGACGCACAGTCATATCATCAGAATCTGGAAGCCCTGGCGCATCGGAATAAGCGCCCGCTGGCAAACTCATGCCGAGCATGATGTACTCAATATTTGTATTTGTGAATTCTCTTGTGACCGGATTAGTGTGATAAACCTTTATCCAACCAGCCTGGATAGCTAACCCATCTTTACCCAATACAGCAGTTTCATGTTCTAAAGAGTATTTTTGTTCAGTCATTATGCTGCTCTCACTATGTAATTAAATGCCACATTTCGCGGTCGGGTCTCTATTCCTGTTGAAGCAGCAACCGCATTGTCCATATAACCGAAACCGCCAGATCCCATGCCGATAGCAATGCCTAATCCGCGAGTATCAATTCCGTAGTTAACGCCTTGGTAGACACTATTGAGAATACGGCTCGGTGTACCCAAACCCTCGGCTCCAGCATTTGAGTTGGACCACATCCGGCCAATCCTGTGGCTATGTGGGGCGATATCCGCTAGTTGAGTGGATAGTACATATCGACCAATATCCACCCCTCGCCCATCATCCCAGCCACGGATAAATTCACCGCGTAAATCGGGCAAATTACCACTAGGGTAAGCTACCGCTAATTTAGGATATAAATATTTATCAAAGATTGCCCCATTACATTTCACCCACCCATATGGCGGTATGTCAGTCGGCCAAGGAAGTGGTATTCCCACCGGGATTTCTTCAAGTATAGATATGCTCATTATGCTTACCCTCACAATGTATTTAAACGCTATAATGTTATTTTATAATCAACATATTAAATTATTGTAAAAATAATCCTCCCTATCATTCACACTAATCAAAGTCTAGTTTAGGAAAAAAATAATGCAGTATTCCTATTGCTTATAAAATTAACTGTTTTATACAATTAACAGTAATAATTAGTTCAATATTTTAAAATTGAAAATATATGCAACATATAGAAATTATGTTTGGATGCAATAAATCCTATAATAATAAATCTCGCGTTGATAGGTCATTATACCCTATGGATTTCAAGATGCATCGCGACGGCCAGGGAGCGAATCCCCGGGAGCATAGCTAACTCTGTGACCGGGGTGAGTGAGTGCAGCCAACAAAGAGGCAACTTGAAAGATGACGGGTATATATAAATTTACGGTCTTAGATAAGATACAGACAGATGTTTTTGTACTCGTGTTTAACCTAATAAATCGGAATAATTATTCTCCTACTCAAGTTATTCATGTTTCAAAACCAATAATTCAGTTAGAAAAACCGACCTATTATGGTTGGTTTTTCATAAGTTAGTTAGCCCAGCTTTTGGTTTAAAGAATATTGCTATTCTGTCATTATGCTGCTCTTACTATATAATTAAATGCGATATTGCGGGGGCGAGTTTCATGTGCAGTACGTACAACCCGAGATGAATTAAATGCAACATACATTAGGTTTCTGGTCACATACCCAGATGTTACAACAGTACCTGGGATAGGAGTATTAGTAAATGCGCCATTTGCATATGCGCTAAACGTATTCTCAGTTGATATATTTATATTACCTGTAATATTTTGCATCGTGTCTATTTGTGTAGATAATATAGAGCGATTCGTATCAACACCGCGGCTATCATCCCAACCACGAATAAATTCTCCCCTTAAATCAGGTAACCTACCTTCAGGATAAGCTTCCGCCAACTTCGGATACTGTGATTTATTAAACGCTGAACCATTACAAGTGAAATAACCAATAGGTGGATGGGGTAATGGCCATGGAATAGGAGAACCAACAGGAACTTCATTGGCTGTTTTAATCCGATTATCTGTATATTCACGTAATGAATTTACTATTTCCTGAACAAGCTTTTGTGTCACCGCTAATGTGTCACTATTACCAATCACATTTGTAAGCTGGACTGCACCTTTTTGTGTTAATGAAGCACTGGGAATGTCTGTTGCAATTTTTTGTTCTAACGCTTTATTTAATTGAACCGTGAGTTTAGCTATATTTCCATCATCCAAAACATCACTGTCAGATTCTGTCGCAATAAAATCAGCTATAACTGATGATATGGTTGACGATTGACGTAATGTCTTATTTAACAAATGAATATCAATATCACTGCCTGGTTTTAATCCAGTCTGCAACTCCGAACTACTTTCATATAAACTTTGACTCACTACATTAGCACCAATCTTAATAGAGAAAGCTTTAAAATCATTCTTTGCACTCATATAAAACCCCTAAATTAAATAACATTATTCATTTACAAAAAACACATTAAGCTATTATGTAAATAACCCATATATATCCTTCATCTTTCAAGTTGCTGCTTTGTTGGCTGCTTTCACTTACCCCAGTCACATCGTTATCTATGCTCCTGGGGATGCGTTCATTTGCCGCCGCGCTGCAACTTGAAATCTATTGGGTATATACTAGAAACTATTTTTCTCCTATTCCCTCTATATTTTCCTGCAACTTCTTCTATTTTAAATCCCAGGATGAATCTTCCGGCATTTGGACACGAACATCTAAGCGGCAATTCTCTGGAATATCACAAGGCTCTCCGTCTTTGTAGAAAACACGTTCATCATTATCATCGATAAATTTAAGTCGCCAGTTCTGAAAACGTGTCGGTAAATGAGAATGTTGTCTGTGAAAGGTCTCGATGATAATAGAACCATCAGGTTGAATACGGTCATCGATAAAAATCAACTCTAACCCATTCTTATCTTTTGGTGCTGAAATACCACCATGCTCTCCCCATGCACCATCAGCGTTACAGCCTGAAATATTTGAAATGCGGTATACACCAGTTCCCTCTTTAGTGACTTCTGCACCTTCAGATTCTTCATTAGTTGAAAACTCACCGTCAGAGTAGATTTTGACTATCGGTGAGATTCTCTTGAGAAATCCATTAGCATCGAATGCACTGTTTACATCTTCAACTAAAATTCTTTTTTTACCTTTAAATTTACCATCTTTGTCAAATGCGTATGTATGTATTCCAAACCCTTCTTGGCCTCCAGATGTACTACCGTATTCAAAAGAAATTCCTCTTGAGTGTCGAATCCCTGCACTAGGGTGAGCGACATGAATTGCCAAACCACCTAAGTCCGCCCAACTATTTGGACGCAAGAAACCTGACAATGACAAATCTCGCAGGGATGGATCGTCACCTAAATTTGCTGTCTTAGATAAAATGCAACCAGATGTTTTTGTATTCGTATTTAACCGAATAAATCGATTATCAGATTCTACTTTGATTTTTTGTTCTAATGCTTTATTTAATTGTGCAGTGAGATTCGCTATATTACCATCATCCAAAACATCACTGCCCGATCCTGTCGCAATAAAATCAGCCACAACAGATGATATAGTTGACGATTGACGCAATGCCTTATTTAACACGTGAAGATCAAATTGTTTTGTTGGATCAAATCCATCCTGTAGCTCTGAACTATTTTCATAGCGATATTGATTCAAGGCATTTGAATTATTACTAATAGAAAAAGCTTTAAAATCATTCTTTACACTCATATATAACCCTCAATTTAAATAATATTACTTGTTTACAAAAAACACATTGAATTATTATGCAAACAACTCAGTATAATTCATACTGGTCATAGTCTAGTTTAAAAAAATAACAATAAAACATTCTTATAAATTAGAGCATTAACCATTTTGCATAATTGATTTAAATAGGAAACTCAATATTAAAAAATTCCCATTATCTCCCTTATTTAATTTCTTACCAAAATTTTTCTATTTAATATTACATTCTGGATCTATCAATATATAAATGGCCGTTTATTCAGGCCATTTACATTATTTATTTCTGTTCAATGCCAAGAACCCATGAAATATTAATTTCATCCAACTACATCTTATAATAGTGCTATCTACTGGTAATATTTCCTTATGGCGCATTATAAATAGCATATTTATGCTAAACACCATTCACTCATTTCAACAATATCATTAGACAACGAACCAGAATCAATATTATTTCATTCCAATTTTATAGAGTAGAATGCATTTATTTTCATGCTATAGTCATTAATATCCTATCGCAAAATATCTCACATAACTATTTGTTAACGCGTTTGCAGAATTTCTGCACGTTACAATAAATTGACTGGCAGAAATAGGTACGGCAGCAACCCCAGAGCCAAAATTATAAAAATCAGCATATGTTGCCACAATCTGAAAACAAGCATTAGGAAATGGGATTGTGAAATTTCTATAATCATTTATATTTAGAGAGCCGTTTGCCTGTCCCCACTGAATAATTATCTCAGTATCACCACACTTCCACCAACCATTTGCAACCTTGTTAGCAGTATTCACATTAAGATTACAACACTTTGCAATTTTCTGATCTAACACGTTTTTTAATTGTGCGGTAATTTTGGTTACATCACCATCATCCAAAACATCACTGCCCGATTCTGTCGCAATAAAATTGGCTACAACGGATGATATAGTTGACGATTGACGTAATACCTTATTTAACACGTGAAGATCAAATTGTTTTAATGGATCAAATCCATCCTGCAACTCTGATCTACTTTCATAGTCATATTGACTCAATGCATTTGAATTATTACTAATAGAAAAAGTTTTAAAATCATTCTTTACACTCATATACAATCCTCAAGTTAAATAATATTGTTTATTTACAAAAAAATGTATTGAACTATTGTAGAAATAGACCTTGATAATTCACACCAGTTATAGTCCAGTTCAGAAAAATGATAATGAAATATTTTTACAACTAAAATGAGCAACTATTTTTATATAATTATCAATAATAAACCACCTAACATATTGTAATCGAAAAACTCAGTAATACTCTATGTTTCCCCAAGTCTATTAACTGCTATTTTTTTACTTTCCATATTATTCATATATAGCCAAAATACTTATTTAAATTCTGGCTATATTATTAAGATATTCACCAAGAGATTACTACCTGAATTAGCATCAGACAAGCAAATAAATAGATGCCAATCTTATACACCTAAATAAATGACAGGTATCATACTGACATTTAATGGGCGATTTTCATCTGCCGTTGGTACCACTTTTGATGCATCAAAAGTGGCATATGCGAATATTGAAGCTGTATCAGGTGTGTTCTTTTTCACGACACTTCCTTCAGAGTTCACATTTACACCATGAAATGCTCCACTAGTACGAGCAAAAAGCCCCCAACTCCACAATCCCACATCACCTATAATATTTCTAATCGCATCTCCCTGTATCACACCAGGCTGCAAACCAGCACGTACAAATACTCCTCGTCCATCAACAAACAGATTAGGGAGGTTAATTTTTCCATCATGCAACTTGATTCCCCATGCTGCCTTATATGCATCGGATAAATTATTCAATGCCCGACCAACAGTTGAATCAATCGCATAAGCCGCACCATTCGCAATATATTCTCCTTTAGCTAAATCTGATGCTGGATGTGCCGATAAATAGATATCACCTGGACGTTTAGCGCTAACTTTTTCTAACGCCTTTTTTAATTGTGCAGTGAGTTTCGCTACATTACCATCATCTAAAACATCCTCACCAGATTGTTCCGCAATAAAATCAGCTAAAACCGATGATATGGTTGACGATTGACGCAATGTCTTATTTAATAAATGAACATGAATAGAACTATTTGGTGCTAATCCAGTCTGCAACTCTGGACTACTTTCATATAAATTTTGATCCACTACATTAGCACCATTCTTAATAGAAAAAGCTTTAAAATCATTCTTTACACTCATATACAATCCTCAGGTTAAATAATATTATTTATTTACAAAAAACATATTGAACTATTGTGAAAATAGACCTTGATAATTCACACCAGTCATAATCTGGTTCATAAAAATGACAATGAAATATTTTTATAAATTAGAACATTAACTATTTTTCATATAATTGTTAAAATCAACGACATTTCACTTAGAGAGATTTAAATATATTGGCTATAACAATCACCATCGGACTAAAAACAAATTCAAAGGTCTGAGTCCCGTTGAATAAAGAACTCAAACTTTAATTTAAAATTTCCAAGTTTCTGAAATCAATTTAAAGATAGAAATCATTAACTCTTTCACTGCAAAGATATATCAATATCCTATTGCAAACCAAAAGGCAGAGATTTCTGTCGGGTATGCCCAATAATTAAATCCTGTCACAGACAGTTTGTTCGCAACAACATTATATGATGATTTTAGGTCAGTTTTATGACTCAATGTTAACAAAACATTTACACAAATATTGGGAAACCGAATAGGGAAATTAACGGGCGTATCATATCCTGTCCAGTTCACAGTCCCCCACTGATAAATCACCCCTGTATCCCCGCACTTCCACCAACCATTAATATCCTTACCCGCTGTATTCATATTAACTTTAGTATTAACCCGGCTATCTACTTCAGCTTTTGTATACACATCAATATCCGCAGCAGTCGGTTTATTCAGGGTATTATACTCTCTAGCCCAGGGTGTCCATGCCCCATTGGCATATTGGCTACGTGTATATATCCGACTGCTGTTATAGACAAAATAACGTTGAATGATTCCAGCCGCTCTGAGAACAATAAGCGATCCCGCCAACGGTTCAGGGTAATTAAGGCCGTTTTGAGCATAAGCATTGTATTCTTGATAATAAATACCCGGTGTTTTATGACTATCCAAATTCGCCCTATCACCTAAATTAATCGCCAACCCACCAAAGATATCTTGAGAGGTAATGTCAATATCCGCAGATAGTGTTTTTCCATTCACTTTCCGGCTATTAGAAACTTTACTATTAATATTTTCACGTAATGAATTTATTATTTCTTGGGCCAACTTTTGCGTAACCGCTAATGTATCACTATTACCAACCTGATTTGTTAGTTGAACAACACCTTTTTGTATTAACGAAGCATTGGGAATGTTTGTTTTAACTTTTTGCTCTAACGCCTTATTTAATTGTTCGGTAAGCTCAGCGATATCACCATCATCCACAATATCATCACCAGATTGTGTCGCAATAAAATTAGCCACAACAGCTGATATGGTTGACGATTGACGCAGTACCTTATTTAGCAAATGAATGGGAACGTCATTGGGAGGAAACCCAGCCTGTAAATCTGGACTGGCTTCATATCTCTCTTGACTCACTACATTGGCATTATTGCCAATAGAAAAAGCTTTAAAATCATTCTTACCACTCATATACCATCCTTAAATTACATAATGTTATTTCATAAATAATATATTAAATCATTGTATGAATGACTTATCCAAATTCATTTCAATTAGACGTCTGTAATAGACGTCTAATTCAAAAAGTATAATTAAATATTCCTATAACTTAGAATATTAACCATTTTCGTATAATTGGTTAAAATAGAAAATTAAAAAGTTATTATGCTCTCCCCTCTTTCATTTCTTACAATTTTTCTATTTCAGGTTATAGACTGAATCTCTTTCAGTATCCTAACTTTAATATCAACAAAACCATTGTATGAATGATCTGTTTATTCAGACCACTTTTTTATTATTTCGGCTGCTCTGGCCACTCAACATCAGGGACCAATGAAGTATCAACTCGGCTCAACATCACCCTATATTGCTTCCATGCCAACAGATCTGTTTTTTCTTCTTCGGTAGCAATGCCTAAATCAACAGCATCTTGTAGTGGCCCAACAATATTATTAACTTTAGCCAGTGACTGGAATTTCTCATGTTCTGCTTGCTGGATTAATGCTTCTTTAGTCGGAATATAAGTATTATCAGACTCTCCTTCCGTATCCTTTCCAACAACCTTATCAGAAGGTTTATTCAACGAATTATATTCTTGAGCCCAGGGTGTCCATGGATTATCATGGAATTGGCTACGTGTATATATCCGACTGCTATTATAAACAAAATAACGTTGAATAACCCCAGCCGCTTTCAACACAATAAGCGAACCGGCAAGCGGTTCAGGATAATTGACGCCATTTTTAGCATGGGCATTATACTCCTGGTAATAAATCCCTGGTGTTTTGTAGTAATCCAAATTTACATTATCACCTAAACCAATCGCCTGCCCACTAAAAATATCCTGAGAAGTAATCGTGACATCCGTAGATAAAGATTTCCCATTTACCTTGCGAACTCCTGCAATATATCGAGAATCAGAGTCTATTTTTGTATATGAGCCAATATCCTCTGCCGAAGGTTTATTCAGAGTGTTATATTCTCTAGTCCAAGGGGTCCATGGGTTATCATGAAACTGGCTGCGTGTATATACCCGACTGCTGTTATAAACAAAATAACGTTGCACAACCCCAGCCGCTTTTAATACAACAAGAGAACCAGCGAGCGGTTCAGGGTAATTAAGGCCACTTTTGGCATGAGCATCATACTCCTGATGATAAATTCCTGGTGTTTTATAGCTACTCAAATCCGCCTTATCACCTAAACTAATTGCCTGCCCACCCAAAATATCCTGGGAAGTAATGGTAATATCTTCAGACAAAGCTTTCCCATTAATTTTTCGTATATTAGGTACTTTGGCATTAATATTTTCAAGCAATGAATTTACTATTTCCTTAACCAGCTTTTGCGTCACTACCAATGTATCACTATCGCCAACTACATTGGTAAGTTGAACAACCCCTTTTTGTGTTAATGAAGCATTGGGAACTTCTGTTGCGATTTTTTGTTTTAAAGCTTTATTTAATTGCTCGGTAAGTTTCGCTATATCGCCATCATCCAGAACATTATCTCCAGATTGTGTCGCGATAAAATTAGCTATTACAGATGATATTGTTGATGATTGACGTAATACTTTGTTTAACAGATTAACAGGAATATTATCTGATGAAAATCCAGTCTGCAAACTCTGATCTTTCTCATATTTATCTTGACTTACGATATTAGCATTATTACTAATAGAAAAAGACTTAAAATCATTCTTAGTACTCATACACACCCCTTAGTTTAAATGGTATTATTGATATTCAATATATTGAATTATTGTTTAAAGGTAATCTCTCATAATTTAAGACAGCCATAGTCTAATTCATAAAAATAATAATAAAATGTCCTTCTAACTCAGAAGAATAATTATTTTTGTATAATTAGTAGAAAAATCGACCTAACAAATTTCAGTCAGAAATATATTCAATTCGATTATATTCAATACTTAAATTATTTCCTCACTTTCATTTTTTACTACAATTTTTAATGCTTAATCTTCAAGATAGCATTTGTCACTATTTTAATTCCAGCATCAATAAATCACCGTATAAATGGCCTGTTTATTCAGGCCATTTTCGTTATTTTGGCTGTTCCGGCCATTCGATATTGTAAGCCTGTGAAGTATCTATCCTGTTCAGCATGACTCTGTATTTCTTCCATGCTAATAAAGCATCTTTTTCCGCTTCTGTAGCAATATCTAGGTCAACAGCATCTTGCAGAGGAGCTATTTTCGTACAAGCCTCAACCATTAATTGTCGTTTTTTTGATTCAACGCCTTGCTTAATTTCCTCATTCTTTTCGACATTCAACCGCTCAGCAGCATCACGACTAATCACCCATTTACCATCCCACTTATGATAGCGTGATGGACAAGGCTGTTCTGTAAAGCCATCGGGAATAATGACTTCTTTATTTTTCTGTGATTGTCCTGATTCAATATCGTAAATCGTGCTCCCCTTTTTATTTTCGACAAGTATCCATTGCCCTGATTTTTCACACGGCCAAAATCCATCTTTAAAGTCTGGCTCTACTCTCAGAGCATTTATGGGCGGTTCACTACCAATATTTGCATAAGTAGAACCAATGAAAGGGTGATGCTGTTTCGTGTCATCAAAATAATAATTTTTCATTGTTTTATACCCCTAAATAAATTACAGGTACCATACCGACGTTTAGTGGGCGATTTTCGCTTGCCGTTGGTACTACCTTTGATGTATCAAAAATGGCATGTGAGAATATTGAATATTGATCAGGTATATTCTTATGATTAGCGCTTGTATTATTACTTGCCTTAACACCATAAAATGCTCCACTGACACGGGAAAAGAGTGCAGTCGACCACCATCCTAGTTCACCTTGAATATTTCTAATCGCATCTTCCTGTATCACACCAGGTTGCAAGCCGGCACGCATAAATACTCCTCGTCCATTAACAAACAGATTAGGGAGGTTAATTTTTCCATCACTCTGTTTAATTCTCCATGCCTTCTTATATTCCGCTGATAAACTATTTAATACTCTACCGATATTCGAATTAATCGCGTAAATATCACCATTCGCAATATATTCCCCTTTTGCCAAATCCGATGCTGGATGCGCAGATAAATAGATATCACCCGTCCGTTTAGCGCCGACATCAATCGCTGAAAATTCAATATCTTCAGTCAACATTTTTCCGTTGACTTTCCGGTTATTAGGTACTCTGCCATTAATATGGTAATCGACTTCTGCTTTGTTATACGCTCCCACATCCGCAGCGCTTAGATTGATATCCTTGATCAACTCCTTGCCATTTACTTTCCGACTATTCGGTACTCTGTTATTAATATAATAATCGACTTCTGCTTTGCTATATGCTCCCATATCCGCAGCGCTTAGATTGATATCCTTGATCAACTCCTTGCCATTTATTTTCCGGCTATTCGGTACTCTGTTATTAATATTGTTAAGCAATAAATTGATAGTTTCCTGAAACAGTTTTTGCGTCACTGCTAATGTGTCACTATTACCCATTATATCAGTAAGCTGAACAACACCTTTTTGTGTTAATGAGGCATCAGGTACTTCTGTTTTAATCTTTTGTTCTAACGCTTCATTTAATTGTGTAATAAGTTTGGTTATATCACCATCATCCAAAACATCATCGCCAGTTTGTATCGCAATAAAATTAGCTACAGCGGATGATATGGCTGACGACTGACGCAATACTTTATTTAACACGTGAATATCGGGTTGTTTTCCTGCATCAAATCCATTCTGCAACTCTGATCTACTTTCATAGTCATATTGACTCGGCACATTGGCACCATTTTTAATAGAAAAAGCTTTAAAATCATTCTTGGAACTCATATATTCCCCTTAAATTAAATAACATTATTTTATAATTAATACATTAAATTATTGTAAAGATGATTTATCACAATTCGCATAAATCAAAGTCTAACTCAAAAAAACAATAATAAACTTTTATTCTAACTTAGAGTGTTGACTATTTTTATATTATTCGCAGTAATAAATAATTCAACACCTAAAAATAACTCTTATTCTCTTTCTATTTCCCCCCATACTCCTATTAATATATCAAAAGGAATAAAAATAGACCCATTATAGCGTAGAGGTATTTTTGACATAGTAGAAAGCTCACTTCCTATTTTTTGCATGATCTTTTATTAGTTCAAAGCGCTGACTAAATAGCCAGAGCTTTATCAATACTTTTGTCACTAGCTAAAATATTAAATGACGTCTCAAGTCAATTAGTTCTCTAATGTAGATTGGCATTGACCATTAATATCGGAAATCCTGCTCATGTAATAGGCATCAGTATATCGACCATGACGAAAAGCATAACGTTTAGCTGTTCCTTCAATCTCAAACCCAAAATTTTTATATAATGTAATAGCCACATCATTGTCTGTATATACTTCCAGTTCTATGCGTTCGACATTCAACCAATTATCACACATGTCGAGCATAGCTTTTATTAATTCACTACCAATACTCTGCCCCTGATAATCAGCATGTACTCCTATGCCAAAAGTAGCAACATGACGACGCCGCAAGTTTTGACATATTTCAATACCAATCTGGCCCACTCAGCATCATCTCTCTTCAAGATACGTTCACTCTGTCACCTAAAGCACTCAACACAAAAATATTTTAATGTTTAAAATATTTTTTAAAAACTGCTTGACTCTGAAGTTTTTCTGATTAAAATCGCCGCCAGAATTTAGATTTTCGTGAAACAAATCACATTTTACCAATAAAGAGAGTTCATCATGAAATCTGTTACATCTTTCATATCAAACGTTCATAGCGTTGTTATCTACCTGTCAACGCCTCGTTTTCTGTAAGCCTACGTTTTAACCGATGCGTGAAAAGCCAGTTTTTGAGCTGGCTTTTATACCCAATAGATTTCAAATTGCAGCGCGGCGGCAAATAAACTCATCCCCAGGAGCATAGATAACTCTGTGACCAGGGTGAGCGAGTGCAGCCAACAAAGAGGCAACTTGAAAGAACGGGTATATTAGTATTAGACTAAAAGATCCGATTTTAAAGGGAAAGAAATAAGCAATCGACAAATAAGAATCCTGCCAATAAATTATTTATCACATATTCTCGGCCTATTGGGTATATATAGCCGAGAATATATGAAATAGCACCCAACCGATATTAATAATTCAATGCTTCAAGCAGTCGTTTCTTCAATAATGCAACATCATCCACACTATTCTGAACCAACAGAGTAAGATTGGTTATATCACTTTCCAGAGATTCAATCTTTTCTGCCAATTCTTTATTCTTTGCATCTAATAATATATCAACTCTTGTCGATTCAGCATATAATTGCTGACCATTAACCGCCTCAGTACTATGATTTGAAATATCCCCAGCAGCAACATGTATAATCTTACGCTCGTGACCCGTTTTTCCTACAGAGACAACATTTGGTTTATTAGCAATAGAATCTGCACCTAATGCAATACTCCCTTGTTCTGTTGCAGAGGAGTGTTGCCCAATCGCCACAGCCTGAGCCGCACTCGCGGTCACCTTTTGCCCCAAAGCGATAGAAGCCAAGCCACTGGATACGGAATCGGCACCAATCGCAATAGGCCAAACGACCTTAGTATCACCCTGTTTACCCGCAAGTTGATTTTGTCCAATAGCAATGGCCGCTTCACTGATTGTTTTAGAATTTCGGGATGATGCACCAATTGCAATAGAATGTACTGCCGGCGCTTCTGCATGTCCAAGTACAACTGAATCCTTGCCAGTTGTTTGTTCGGCTATATCGGTATTTTCAATAGACAT